GTTCCGGTAAGCTACGATATCACTCACAACCATGAAAATGGATTTATTGGGATTGCCAGTAAATACGGTGCAATACAACTCGGCAAGATCGAAGAAGCAGACGGCGAAGACTATAAGGCGTCAGAGATACTGTCAGAGGGGTATAGCCTGTTTCAAGACGATCACGGTACTTCTCATCAAAATCCGGAGAATACCACACAAGGAACGCTGGAAGTGCGGAATGTTGCTGGATACAATGTGATGGCGCTAAAAGGTGGACAGGCAACATCCGGGTACTGGAACGGCGGAATGAGAACACTTACTATCCCGGTTGACAGCGAGGGCAGACGTGGAGCGAAGAACTTTTACTGTTACACGCAGCACTGGTTCGAGACTGGATTGATGGGACAGACGGGAGCACAGACTATTGCGTTTCTTACAGGGAAAAATGAAGTGATCTGCTCTATGTCTATTAACAAGAGTGATACGGTTGGTAATACGGCGCATGTGGACTGGTTCGCACCACAAAACAAGAAGATCAAGACACTGGATTTCCAGCCGACAGCTTATGAGGGAAACCCGTTTAATTTAAAGATGGGTGGCGGCCATAATGATTTTTTAAAAGAGGGTGACAGGCTACGGATCTTTTGGTACGGACAATATTATTACTTTACTATCCCGGAGATTAAAGACATGGCGTGTGAGAAGATACAGGTCTGGATCGGGCAGTGGGGAAGTAGAGATCTTGGAAATCAGCTGGTTACGCACAATTATTTAAAAAGTATCTGGTTCCGCAAGGATAACGTGGAAAAATACAGAGATGTGCCGAACCGGTATAAGTCCGGAGATGTGGTCTATATTGATGGAAATGATACAGCGGTTTATGTAAACGGGATGAAGCGGATGGAAGATGAAATCCGAGGAAGTAAGCATTTTCTGGTACCGCCGGGAGAGACGGAGATCCAGTTCTCCTACTCGGCATTTAGCAGTCCTCCACCAACGATTAAAGCCAAAATAAGGGAGGCATATTTATAATGAATGAAATCAGAATTGCCATACTGAATCCACATGACAGGGTGCTTGCATTTTTGGATAACACCCATCGAAACTCTATGCATTATTGGAACGATGAGCTCCATGAATATCTGCAGGGGGCAGCGAATACATACGCATTTACGGTAAGTTCCAAACACGAGGATGCGGCGTATATCGTAGAAGGGAATAAAGTAGCCTTTGTATATAACGGAAAAGACTACTATCTGAATATCGTACATGTGGAAAAGGATGAATTTACAGTTACTGCGACAGCATGGTCTTTAAGCTTCGAATTGATCAACGAGAATGTTGGGGCATACAAATCTGAAAGCGCAATGAGCTTTGAGGAATATGTAACTGCCTTTGATCCGGAACGTACCGTGCGGATCGGGATCAATGAAGTGTCAGATAAGCGGATTTCAAACGAATGGACAGGTGAGGCAACGGTACTGTCCCGTTTATTTTCCGTGGCGAATGTATTCGATGCGGAGATTGAGTTCCAGACTGTGTTAAATGATGATTATTCACTGAAAGAAATTGTAATGAACGTGTATCGGGAACACTCAGACAATAACACGGGAGTTGGGGAGTTCCGGGGAGATATCAAACTGCGGTACGGGAAAAATGTTACCGGCATCCGGAAGGAATCCAGTATCGAAAATCTGTACACCGGTATCCGTCCAACAGGAAAGGATGGACTGACTATACAGGGAATTGAGAAAGAAGAGCTGGATGAGAACGGCGTAGTAGAGTTTTATACACAAGGTCCAGATATCCGGGCGCCGCAGGCAAGGGACAGATTTCCATCAAACCTGATAAACAAGGAAGATGGATACATCTTTATGCCAAAATCCTACGATACGGATAACAAAGACAAACTGTACAGTATGGCGCTATCGGACTTGAGAACAGCATCTGAACCGGTCGTGACTTATGATGTGACGGGATACTTTGATACCGCTATCGGAGATACCGTGGAGATCGAAGATGAGGAGTACGTTCCTACCTTATACTTGAGTGCAAGAGTATCGGAGCAGGTTCGCAGTTTCACGAATCCGCAAGCAAACAAGACAGTCTTTACCAATTTTAAAGAGCTGCAGCCGGAAATCTCTGAAGATTTGCTGCAGAAAGTAGAGGATCTGATTAACAAAACAAAGATTTACACAAGCAGTATCTCTACGGATAACGGAATTGTATTTAAAAATAATGAAGGCTTTACCAACTTGACTGCCAATGTAATAGATAATGGGGTAGATCGGACAGACAATTTCACAATTCGATGGTTTAAGGATGGAAATCATATTTATGACGGTCGGACCATAAAAGTTCGAGCTTTGGATGTGGAGAGCAAGGCGGTCTACAAATTTGAAGCAAGGGATACAGAGGGAGTCCTAAGGGGATTTGAAGAAGTAACGGTTACGGATGTATCGGATGGAGAGCCGGGAAAAGACGGAACGACTTATTACACATGGTTTAAATTTGCTGATGACGAGTATGGAAACGGGATGTCCAGCAGTCCAGATGGAAAGGAATACTTAGGAATTGCCTACAATAAGGTGACTCCAGTAATGTCCAATAATCCGGAAGATTACCAGTGGGCAAGGATCACCGGAGAGGGCATACCCGGAAAACCCGGAGCGGACGGAAAAACTTACTACACATGGGTAAGGTATGCGGATGATGCCAGAGGAAACGGGATGTCTGACAGTCCGAATGGAAAATATTACATCGGGTTCGCATACAACAAGGAAGTGCCGACAGAAAGCAACAATCCGGCAGATTACCAGTGGTCGAAATATAAAGGGGATGACGGCAAAGATGGTACGGATGGAGCAATAAAATCCGAAACACCACCAGACGATAAGACTAAACTCTGGTACGACACGGTAAACAACGTCCTAAAGTACTGGAACGGCGAAAAATGGGTGGAAGCATACACGGAAGACATCGAGGATGCGAAAGATGCGGCAGGAAACGCACAGGAATCCGCCAACACAGCAATCTCCAGTGTCAATAATATAAATACCAGTCTCGAAAAGTACAAGAATGAGGTTCGCGCCGAGTTCAAGAATACCGTAACTTACGTAGACGGCAAGACGGAAGTTATCGATACATGGGTGCGACAGGGGTCGGATGGAGTTGCGCCGTTTTTGGAACTGGGTGGAACAAGTAATGACCTTAAGGCAAGGTTGACGAACTCGCGCCTAGGATTTTACGAAGGAGACAAAGGGCTGGCGTATTTTGGAAATGAAAAAGCATATATGCCGGTGGCAGAAGTTGATAACCTAAGCGCCAAAAGGGTTGGTGTAGGTAACTATGCAATGTTGGACAATGGGGACGGGCATCTGTCACTGATATATATTGAGTAGGAGGGACTTATGGCAGGAACGGGGAGAATCTATGTCACGGCAGTCCGTGGTGTAGGGGATGCGAATCTCACACATCAGTACGATGTGGATATCAGGTTTGATATTGCGTTTGACTGGGGTGGATACAATTATGACGGCGCACCATACAGCATGAGCTGTGACGGGCAGAACACCTCCGGAAGCGCAACATTTGCAGTTGGAAGCGGTGGAGGGAACTGGATATGGACAAACATTGGCGGAACTAAGACATTCCGTATTACGATGCCGACAAGCGGACAGCCCAAGAACATAGGATTTTCCGCAACAATTAACACGGGAATCAACCCGTCCACAATCTCAGCAAGCGGAAGTTACGCACTCTCGGCTATCACGTGGGAACATACCGTATCTTACAATGCAAACGGAGGAACGGGCGCGCCGGGCAGTCAAAAGAAAATATATGGGTCAAACTTAACCCTATCCTCTGCACGCCCTACACGAGACGGGTATGTATTTATGGGTTGGGCAACGTCATCTGCCGGAGAGGTGTCGTACATGCCGGGGTCTACTTACGGCACAGATGTGGATATCACCTTGTATGCAGTCTGGAAAATTGCGTATATCCAACCGACAATTACAAATCTAAAAGCGCTGCGGTGTGACTCAAAAGGGAACGCTATGGGAGACGGAACCTATATCAAAGTGTCTGGAACATGGAAGGTGGACAGGACGTTAAACAGCTCCAACATCGCGACCAGCATAAAAATAGAGTACAAGAAAACGAGTACCGGATCCTTAGTCAAAGTCAGTGAAACGAAGCCAAATGCAGCAAGTGGGGAAATTTCGTCTGTAATAGGAAATGGACAAATATCTGCATCGTATGTGTATTTTGTGATTGTTACAATCACAGACTTAAACGGAAACAAACAGGAAGAAGTGATTGTTCCCGCGCAGTTCCGGGCGTTGGATGTTGCAAATAAAGGTAGGAGCATTGCTTTTGGTGGAACAGCAAGTGACAGAGAAGAGGGATATGATTTCTATCAAGATGTGAGGTTTCACGGAAAGTTATTACTGGGAGATCAAGAATTGATGGGGATCAAGGAACATGATTCCGGACAGGTGAGAGGGCCGTACTCCAATGTAAACAGCAGTAATCACGTGCAGGTGTGGTTGTATAAGATCGGCAAGATCGTACACTGCAAAATTGAGATGCTGGCGCAGTTTCCGAACAGCGGGCCTTTCAACGATTTTGACGAGGTGGCCATCCCGGAAGAATTCCGGCCGAAATATCACGTATTTTGCGCGTGCCCGGAAGTAGTCGCAGGGACGATCATTGGAACTGGAAGATATCGTATAGGAGACAAGATTTCTCTGGATGTGGAAAAGAAAGATTATGCAGAGCGGACGATCTGTACATCTTGGATCGCAGCAAGTTAGGAGGTGAGAAAATGGGGGATATGATAACCGCCGCTTTTAATGACGGTGAAGGATACAAGAGGGTTCCAGGGCTTTGGCAGTGGGATCGTGGTCAGACACTAAAAATCTGTGGGTTGGATTTTCAAAATAAAACAATGGAAGTTCATTTTGCGATTGCAGGGAGCGAAACAGCAAAAACGGTAATCGGAGAAGTGAAAGAAAATCACATTCTGGCAAAAATACCGGATACTCTACTGAAAAACGGGAGAAATATTTGGGCGTTTTTGTATTTGGCAGACACAAAATCCGGTCAGACTATCCGACAGATTGAATGTGTAGTGAATAAGCGTCCGAAGCCGGAAGATTATGAAGAACCAGAAGAGGAACACATTCTGGAGGAACTATTGGAGCAACTCAATAAAAAGGGAGACAGGCTGTATCTGGAAGAAAACCGGATGCAGCTTTTTTCTGGAGAGAATCTACTCAGTGAAGTGGAACTGCCGGAAGGCGGGGGAAGCGAAACTGTGGAGATAGAGTCGATCACCAATCCGGAGATTGACGAGATTATGAAAGGAGCAGAATAAACATGCCAAGAAAGAAAGCAACAAAAGCAGCGGCACTGGCCGCAGAAAAGAAGTACCTGGATCAGGATGGACTTGCACACCTGGTACAGAAGAATGATGAGAGATACGTAAAGAAGGAGGTGGGAAAAGGTTTATCCAGCAATGATTTTTCGGATGAGTACAAGAAAAAAATCGATGACCTGGCGTACACCAAGATTGCAATCAACAGTCTGACTGCCACGAACAGCAGCAACGAAATCGGTGCGACAGTTACTGCATCTGATATTGCATGGGCGTTAAATAAAGAACCTAAGACCCAGAAAATCCAGTTTGCAAGCGAAGCTGCCGAAAATCTGGATAAGAGCATCCGTAAGAAATCATACACAGGAAAGACAGTGAAAGCAAATACGAATATCGTTCTTACTGTTACAGATGAAAGAGATGCGTCTGTATCCAGAACCGTGACAATCGCATTCCAGCCAAAAGTATACTGGGGCAAGACTAACAAAGCATCACTCGCAAATGCGGATATCCTTGCGTTAGAGGGTTCTGCGCTTGCAGGCGGCAGAGGACGCAGTTTTACAGTAAATGCCGGAGCAGGTGAGAAGATCGTGTATGCGATCCCAGCTTCATTCGGTACGCCTACATTTAATGTCGGTGGTTTTGACGGTGGATTTAAAAAAGTGCAGACATTAGAATTTACCAATGCATCCGGATATAAACAGAACTATGATGTATGGATGTCAGTAAACGCAGGACTTGGATCTACAGCAGTTACAGTAAAATAAGGAGGAGGTTTGAGAGATGGCACAGAGTATTGACGGAGGTGTAGTAATTGTCAACACCTTATCGACAAAAAACAATGGGGATTATCCACTGTGTATGGCGGAAAGCGTACAGCTCTCGGAAGGAAAATCCGTCGAGCAGAAAATAGGGGAACTGGAAGCAGGAGCGGGAAATGAAGTAATTACAGAAGAAGAGATTAATGGATTGTTTTAAAGAAAAGGAGAGAGAAGAACATGGCAAAATTTTTAGATTTAACAGGACTTGGAACATTTAAAACAAAGATACAGGAATGGGTGAACACTCGTCTAAACAGTGAAGTTACAATCAAAGTCGTAAAAGTGAACGGACAGGCATTAAGCCCAGATGGAAGTAAGGCGGTTAATGTGGATCTGTCCACCTATGCGATCAAAACAGAAGTAACAAAGGAAATCGCACAGGCTGTAAGCGGAATCAAGGGCTTTGATGCACAGGTTGTATCATCCTTGCCGCAGACCGGAGAAAAAGGAATCCTGTATCTGGTGGCAAACAGCGGATCCGGTCAGAATATCTACGATGAGTATTTATGGGTAAACGGAAAATATGAAAAACTGGGAACTCGTGAGATCGATTTGACTGCGTATGCGAAGAAAACAGAGCTCCCGACAAAAACAAGCCAGCTGACAAACGACAGCGGATTTCTGACAGGCGTGCCGGCGGAATATGTGACAGAAACAGAACTGAGCGGGAAAGGATATCAGACAGGTGCCCAGGTAACACAGGCGATTACAAACGCCACAGAAGATATGGCAACTAATACAGGCGTAGAAGAAAAGTTGGAAGGTTATGCTTTGAAAACAGAGATTCCTACTGTAGAAAGCATTTCAAACTCAGAGATTGATTCATTGTTTACCGCGTAAAGTGGGGTGGTTAAATGAAATATTTAAGTTGGACAGGACTACAGCATTTTTACGACAGATATATATCACCACTCAAAGAAGTTGCAAGAACCGGAAGATATGATGATCTGATTGAAAAGCCGGAAATTGTAAACAATACAACAACGGAAAAAGAAGGGACTATACTGGATGGAAGAGTGGGGAAAAAGCTGGGAACAGATATCTCCAATATATGGAAAAATCTGGATCAATTAAATGCAAAAATAGGAATAGAAAGTACCATACAATTCATAACAGTAAAGCAAAAGGTTATAAATTTGCAGAATAATGACTTTTTGGCAATAGCTACAATAGGAGAGTTGACCAACAATAAAGTCGGTGCAGATGAGTTAGATCGTTTGTATATCCAGGCACAAAGTGCGGACGAAACAGCTAATAGAGCATTTATAATAGCCACGACTATGAGACCGAATGGACAAGTGCTTGTGAAATTAAGTGAAGTCGGCAGCGGAGTGATGCGAGTTTCTTTTCTGTGTGCAGTGACTGGAAAGGCACAAGCAAGGGAAGAAACAGAAGATATTTTAATTGCAGAACAAGAATTTCAGGCAAAAACGTTGCTAAACAGATTTGATGAGCATGGAAAGATGATCATTCCAGATGCGATAGATGCAAATACATTAGATCCAAATGGTCCGGCGGTAGAAATTGTATAGGATGCGGAAATGACGGGAAATTAACAATTTGAATACAGGAAGGAAAGTGAGGATATGAAGAAAATGAATTATGCAGAACCAATTATTGATGTTTATAATGCGATTGTAGGAACGGTCGTTGCTGTTCTCTCGTACATCCTCGGAGAACATTGGATTTTATTTGTAGCATTTTTGCTTTTAAATATTGCTGATTGGATAACAGGATGGATGAAGAGCAGAATGGCTAAGAAAGAAAATTCTGTTAAAGGATGGAAAGGCGTATTAAAGAAATTAGGGTACTGGTTGATGATTATGGTAGCATTTGGAGCAAGTGCAGTATTCATAGAAATAGGAAAGACTATCGGAGTAGATTTACAGGTTACAACATTACTTGGATGGTTTGTACTTGCAAGCTTGCTTATTAACGAGATTAGATCGATCTTGGAAAATTTTGTAGAAGCTGGATTAAATGTGCCAGTTGTTCTTATCAAAGGATTAGAAGTTGCAGATAAGTTGGTAAATAAAGACGATAATACTAAATAATGAATGTTTATGGAATGGGGGGTGGTTCCAATGTGTGTATAAATATAGAAACTCGTAAATAAGTAAAGAATAGATTATGGAGGTATTATTTTATGGCAAATTTAGAACAATTCATTCAAAATATGATAAACATGTGTAATGACAATTCATATGGCTATCGTCTCGGAGGATGGGGACCAAAGGATTACGATTGTGCAAGCTCCATCATAACAGCATTGCGAAATGCTGGATTTGATACTGGATCAGCTACATATACAGGCAATATGGCAGCAGAGCTTTGTGCGAGAGGATGGACAAGACTGTCAGTTGGCACTTCATTGAACAGAGGAGATATTCTTCTAAATGAAGTGAATCATGTGGCATTATATGTAGGTAATAACCAGCTGGCTGAATTTTCTTCTGATTACGATGGAGCTTCAGGGGACAGCAGTGGAAAAGAAGCGAGTGTGCATGGGTATTATAATTTCCCGTGGGATTGTATTTTGAGATATAAAGGCAACACAGAAACGGAAGAAATTAAGAATGTACATTTATATGAATGGAACGGGGGAGATAATCAGCGGTGGAAGCTGATAAAGGACACAGATGGATTCTATGAAATGCAGTGCAAAGGAAATGGTCTGTTTTTGGATGTACATGAAGGTAAAGATGAGAATGGACAGAATGTTGTAGCCTATAAAAGGAATGGAACAAATGCTCAGAAATGGAAGATAATTCCAGTAAATGATTCAATATTAGGGAATTTTGCGTTTGAACTCGCTCCGAAAATCAATACAAATAAGCGTTTGGATGTGTTTGGAAATGGAGTAGACAACCATACAAATATTGATATTTATGATACAAATGGTTCAGATGCGCAGCGTTTTTACATGAGACCAATCGGAGAGGGCTATTATCAGATTATCAATATCAACAGTTTAAAATCTGTTGATGGAGGCGGAATCTTATAATAGTGAAAAGAGGGCTTGTAAACAGGCTCTCTTTTATTGTGCGTATTATGCAAAAAGGTGGTGAGAACATGAGTGAACAGAACGAATTTGGAAGAACAACAGCAGAGGAACTGGAAAAAGTATTTGAAGCAGAAGAGCAGGAGGAAGAACAGGAGGAGAAATAATGAGTATTTGTAGAGGAATTGCCGGCAGGAGAGGTAAAAATCCTGTCGGTATTTTTATTCATAATGGGGCAGACGGTCAGAATGCTACGACAGCGTATTACAGGAATTACTTACAAAACGCAAACTTGGAAAACGGATTTGCTCACTACTATGTGTGTAACGATGGAATTCTGCAAGCAGAGGATGATTCTAACTGTGCTTGGCATTGCGGGGATACAAACGGAAACGTTAATTTTTTAGGTGTAGAGGTCTGCCAGAGCATGGGGGACTTGGATACCTTTAAGGCGAACGAAGAAAAAGCATTACAGTTGGCAGCGCAGAAATGTAAGCAGTACGGAATTACACCAAGTGCAAGCACGATTATGTTACATCAGGAGGTGTTTGCCACTGCTTGTCCGCACAGATCAGTGGAGATTCACGGTGGTGCGACAGCGACAAAAACGTATTTTATTAAACGTATCAGCGAACTGATGAATGGAAATCAAGTCGCAACAGAAGATCAGGAAGGAGAAGAGACTATGCAGTGTATGTTTACAGTAGAAGGAAAAGGATGTGTTTATTGGATGCATGATGGAGTTGTGACAGCTTTAGCACATCCAGACGAGTTAAAAATCATTCAGCAGGTCTATAAGGATAACTTTGGGCATGATATGCCGTGCTACAGTTGGGGCAAAAATGCACCATGGCATGTGAGACTGATGAACCCATTGTATCGTGAACCGGTTAAATCTATTTAATAAAACCCCCTCGGAGATTAGCTCTCTGAGGGGTGAATATTGTATCAATCTTATTTTTATCAAAAAGGTATTACTTATTTAATGTGGATTAGTTGCATCTTGGATGTGCGAAAGAACTGGCCCATATGGAAATGATTTGTGCCATTGTGCATCAGCTGACGAAAAATCTTTCTCCGGAAGAAATTGAGAGATCCGGGTTTGCTCCATACTATGTAG